TAAACTTAGACAAGGTAGTGCTCAAGAAGGCTATCCAAAATTTTTAAGAAGTTTTAAGTTAGGCAAGATTCCTTCAAAAAAGAATGAGATTAAAAAAGAAGCAAGAGATATTGTTCTTTCTAATCTTATGAGAGAATTTAGAAGACAAGGCTTTGGTGAAAGAGGCGGTGCAGCAGGTATTAAGTCTGATATTCGCGGAGTTAGATTCTAATGAGTGTAGCCGTATATTCTGTCAACTCATTCTTGAAAGCCGATTCACAACTTGCCAATATTGCTGGCAAGACTATGAACTTCTTTCCTGTTATCGGATACGGTACTGAGTCTCCCCCATTTGTTGTTTATTTCTTTAATCCAACAATCCCGGATGTAGAGGCTTTCTGGAACAGAATAGATAATGTCAGATATTCAATTTACGACAGCGACGTAGACAGACTCTTCAGGATTTCTGAAAGAATCATCTACCTGCTGGGTAGAGGTGATTCCGTTCAAGATACGGGTGGAATCACTAGCAACACACATACCTTCAAATCATCCATTTTTATAGGTTCAAGCCTTCTTGAACCAATAGAGAAAGAAGGCTGGTATCAGATGGACCTAGATTTTAGGATCTATTCAGTCAAACCGTAGTCTTGTGGTAATATAAGAAGGTATGAAGTATAATGTAATTACATACATCGGAAAAACCCCTGGTTTTACGGTGAAATTAAATTCTCGGATTTACGAATTTGAATGGCAAAAAGGCGTAGGAATAGGCCGCAGGTCTGATGAAGTAAATCCAGAACATGCACAAAAGATCGCTAAATGGCGTGACAAAAGAGGGAAAAGAATTTTCACTCTTGATTAGGAGGTAAAAAATGCCAGGTGCAAATACAGTTACCGTCGCTAATATCGTCGTTGGTGAGGCCGAAGTTAAGGTCGGTCCATCGAATACTACGATGACAAATAGCGATTTCAACAACCTGACAAGTGTCGGTGGTACACAGAACGGTGTTGAAATCTCTTGGGAGCCTGACATGGTTGACATTGAAGTTGACCAATATGGTGATGCTGCCAAGGTTATTCAGTCAAAGGTTAAGGTCATGCTTAAGACCACTCTTGCTGAGGCTACATTGAACAATCTTGCTCTTGCTTGGAGCTATGATGTTACAACGGGTGGTGCTGACGTTAAAGCAAATAATGACGGTGCCAACACAAAGACATTCATGTTCGGTGTCCAAAGCGTTTATCCATACGAGAAGGCTGTCCAGATCGTTGGTAATGCTCCAGGAACAACCGCTGGTACTGTTAAGACCCGTAAGTTCAATACAAAGCGTGCGGTGTCTTTCGAGTCATCAACAATCTCAATGAAGCGTGCAGAGGCAACAACCTTTGCTGTTTCGTTCAGAATCCTTCCAGTCAGCTCTGACGTTGACTACGAATACGGCAAAATTATCGACGAAATCTGATAATTTAATACCGTCTGTACTGGAGAAGACCCCTTGTATGATATACTCATACGAGGGGTTTTCCCCTTTTTGACATTATTGGAAGGAATAAATGAATACAAAAAATGCAGACTTGTATAGAGGCGTAGATATCGTTTTTGCTGATGGTCAGACAAGAACGGTGAGACCACTTACAATTCGTCGTCTTCGTGAATTTATGGATATTGCTAACAACATGAAAGTTCCCGAGGATGGCAATCTTACAAATGAAGACATTGACCAGATGGTGAGAGCCGCGTCAATTGCTCTTAGTAAAGCAGACCCAGAATTGGCTGCCGATTTGGAAGCGCTTGAGGATGTTCTTGATCTTCGCTGTTTCCAAGAAGTCATGGCAGCAGCAATGGGTAACGACCCAAACCTGTAGAGGGGGGTTCTGGGGAGCCATTAACTTGGTCGGACATCCCCCTTCTCAAATATGAAGCAGAAGTCTTCGTTCAATGCGGGGCTTGGAAAAATCTATATGAATTAGAAGATCAACTCATCCTGCATGAGTTGTTCTTGCTTTTCAGAGCCTGCACTAATGAATTTACTAAGAGTATTAAGGCATCTGCAATTGGCTTTGGTGCTGAAGTTGATTTTGATGATGACTGGTATGACCCAGCACCACCAGAGCCAGTTAAGACAGTAGAGAAAGACGATCTTAGATTCATTCCTATTGGTTTGGGTTACGAAAGCGGTCAATAATTATTGCTTTTTTTCTCATAAAATGCAATAATTATCAAGGTACAACGGTATGGCAGCAGAAGACATTGTAATTGGTGTAAACGTACATGGAGAAGATAAACTCTATCGTTTAAGTAATGCTGTCAACCAATTAAATGCTGCACTTCTTAAGACAAAAAATCCTACACAAGCATTAAATGCTGCGAGTAGAGGTCTTTCTGCTGCTATAGGTTCAACTGGTCGTTCAATGAACGATCATGCTAAGACAGTTACGCAAATGATGCGTAATCAGGCTGCCCTGAGCGCTGAATCAAAGAAGGTCGCTAGAGATATAGCAGATCTTAAGAAAAATATTGCTCAATTAAGCGCTGAGGAAAAACGTGCTATTCCTCAAATGCAACAGTATGCTAAATCTCTGAATAGTATAAAAGCAAGAGCACTTGTTTCTGACTTAAAAGCAATTGCACAAGAGCAAAAACGACTTGGTAAGGATGCACAGTTCGTCGGTAGAAGCCTTATCATTGGTCTTACAACACCACTTGTTGGTATTGGACGAATGGGTTTGCAATCACTTGTTGCAATTGATAAAGAATTTGTTCGTTTAAATAAGGTTCTTGAATCTGTTGCTCCTAATGCTGAAAAAGCAATGCAAAAACTTGGTGATGCTGCAACACCAGAGCGTGTTAATGCAATGGTTGATAGTTTTAATGAACTTGATAAGTCATTAGATTCTGTTAGCCAAAAATTTGGTGTTGCTAAGTCATTAGTTGTTGGTCTTTCTGCTGACTTCGCAGAACTTGGTGTTACTAATACAAAAAATATTGCAAAGTTAACAGAACTTACTGCTGCAACTGAAAAACTTGGTTCGATGGATATAAGTGCTGCACAAGATTTAGTGCAAAGCCTTTACTTCCAAGCAGTAAGATCATTTACATTATCTGGTCGTGAATTTAAGAATGCAATGGAGCGTGAACAGGCAGCTATTAATGCTGCTACCGCTCAGTTGAATATGTTCAACTTAGTTGAAAACACAACTGCTCTGACATTAAGAGATCTCGGTGATGCATTCCCAGAAGTTGCTGCAGCAGCAACATCATTCGGTCTGTCAATGACAGAAGCAGCAGCATTGCTTGCTCCAATGAAAGCAGCTGGTTTCGAAATTGGTGCATCTGCTAACTCTATTAAGGTGTCTCTCCAGAGAGTTACAGCGCCTACAAAACAAAATGCTGACATGTTTAAACAACTCAGCAAAGAATATAATACTAACTTTGAATTAATTAAAGGCACTGGTCTTGATGCTATTCAGAACTTAATAAATGGTTTTAATGAATTAAGATCATCTGCTGCTGGTCAAGAAGGTGCTCTTGAATTCATGGCGAAAGTTTTCGGCGTTCGTCAAGGACCAAGAATGGAAGTTGCAATCCAACAGATGGCAGCTTTTGATAAAATATTAAAAGATGCCAATGCTAGCTCTGGATTAGCAGAAAAACAAATTCAAAAAATTGCTAATACAACTATTTCTTCAATGAATAAAGCAAATGGATCAACAATTCCACTCATTGATAGTTTTAAGAGCATTGGCATTTTAGCAAGAATCGCTACTGCTCAAGCTGGTCAAACTGTTGAAGATTTTGGAGTCGTTACTCAAAGAGATATAGCAGCTGCTTTCGCTGCAAGAGAAGCGATTGGTAAACAAATTCTTGAAGCGAACAGAGAAGGTCGAGATTTAATTGCTGAAATAGGAACTGAAGCAGGTCGTGCAATGATCGTACAACTTGCTGGTGCAACTACAGCACAAGAAATTACAACAAGAGAATTAAATGCAGCCTTAGACAGTCTTGATACTCAAATTAATATTATTAAAAATAATTTTAAACTTCTTGCTGCCGAACTCTTAGAAGGCATGAAGCCTGCCATTGAAAAAGTATCGGATTTAACAACAAAAATTATAAACGCATTCAAGGCACTTGATCCAGAAACAAAGAAAATGATTTCTAATTTTGTTTTGTTTGGTGGAGCAACTGTCGCTGCGATTGGTCCACTCGTCTTTATCTTCGGTCAGGCAAGACTGGCTATGGGTGTTCTTGGCAAAGTCGCTCTTGGTTTGCTACCAAGTCTAAAAAATCTTACTGTTGCTCAAGTTGCTCAAGCAAGTGCAATGATGAGACTCAAGGCTCCTCTCACAATCATTAATGGTGTTGTCACAAATACAAATGGAAAATTTGCAACATTTATCGCCACACTTGCTAGTGGCGGTGGACCTCTCGGGACTTTTGCTAATAAAGTTGGAATGCTTACTGGTGTCTTAAAGAAGAGTGATACTGCTGGAATATCTTTGCAAAGAGCAGTAACTGCTGCTCAAACACAAGCAAATGCTACAAATCTTGGTACGAGTGCATTAACTGGTGCTATTGGTCCACAAGGCGCTACTGCTGCTGGTAGAGGCGCTCCTGCAAGACAAGTTGCTGCTATTGCTGCTAAAGCTGGGACTCCATTAAGAGTTGCTGGTAGATTTGCTAGTCCAGAACAAGTTGTCGCTGATGCATTAGCAACAAGAGCACAAATGGTTCCTGGTCGTAATGTTATAAGAGGGCCGGGAGGAAGATTTAGAGCATTAACTGGATCTCAAAGAGCAAATATTAACTTATTATCTCAAGCCAATGTCGTTGCTGGTAGACAAAAGGCTCTAGAAGGATTGCAATCTGCTCCAAGTTTATTATTTGGAAGAGCAAAAGGCTTGGGTATATCTGATGCTGGTGATTTTACTCTTAAGGGTCGTGAAATATCTCAAGCAAGAGGACAGGCACTTGTTCGCGGTGGAGTCCGTGGAATGGCAGCCAGAGTCGCAGAGGCTCCTAGAGCAATTGGCTCTCGCATTGCATCTGGAGCAACAAATTTAGGCACATCTGTAAAAGGTCTTTCTGCAAAACCTGTTACTGCATTTAAGAATGCAATAGACAATGCAAAGAATGCAACTAATGCATTAAGTACAAACTTAGGTAAGTTAGGAGCATCTCAGCCTGGAATATTTAGGAAAGCAATTACTTCTGTTAAAGGTTTTGCAACATCTTTTGGCCTTGTTACAAAAGCAATGCATTTAATGAAACTTGCTTGGATTGCAACAGGTATTGGTGCTGCCATACTTGCTGTTTCTGCAATTGTTTTTATTGTTGTAAAAAACTTTGATGAATTTAAAACAAAAGCAAAACCAGGAATTGATGCATTAAAGGGAGCATTTGATGCGTTAAAGAGTGGTGTCATGGCAATATTCCAACCATTTGTAAATTTGATTTCAATGATTGGGAGCGGTGGCAAACAAGGTGAGACTGGTGTAGGCGGAATCGCTTCAGCATTCAATGTTCTTGCTGAAGTTGTCAAATTTGTTGCTAAAATTATTGAATTTGTATTCAAAGTAATAGGTAAAGTAATCACATACTTCCTTGGCAACTTTGCCTCAATATTCAGAGGCGTTACTAATATTGTCAAGGGTGTTTCTAGAATGCTTAAAGGTGATTTACTTGGTGGCTTTAAGCAAGCATTTGGTGGAATTATAAAAGCAGTATATGGGTTGCTCGGACCATTTAGAGCAGTATTTGACATTATCTTCTCAATTCTCACTAAATTTATGAAAGTAGCATCATTTGCATTTGGTTGGATTCCTGGTCTTGGTGGTGGAATTAAAAAAGCAGCCAAAGGAATGGAACAATTCCAGAAGTTTCTCAAAGATTCTACAAAGATTCCTAAAGCAGCACAGTCTGCTGGCAAACAAGGTATGGATAATGTCAAGAAAGAAACCTCTGATGCAGGAGAGGTTATGCAAGAAACCATATCTAATGCAGTCGGCAGTGGTATGGAAGAGGGCGCTGAGCAGGGTGGAAAGTCTTTAAAGAAGACAATCAAAGATGTAAAGAAAGAAATAAAAGAGGCAGCTCTTGATGCATTTGGCGAACAGATGAAAGAGGCAGTCGGAAAAATTGTTGAAAACTTTGAAAAGCAAAAACAAGCAGCAATTGACGCAATAGATGTTCAAATTGAAACACTTGATAAACTTAAGGCTGCTGATGAGTCTCTTACGAAGACAAAAGAATTTGAAGCCAATAAGCGTGCAATTATTGAAGAAAGAGAACTTAATAGACAAAATTATGTTCGTAATCGGGCTTTGGCAATTTATGAAGGTCGTATTGACGATGCAAGAATGCTCGGTCTTGAAGAAAGAAAATCAATTCAAGATAGTACTCGTCAGAAAGAGCAACTTGAGGAATCAAGAAGAAGAGACCTTGCTCAAGAAAATTTTGAATTCTTAAGAAAATCAATTGAAGACACTAAGAAAGAAGCAGCAAAACTTTTTGATGATGTAATTGATAAATTCCAAGAATCTGCTAAGAAAATTACTAAGTTCCCTCCAACCTCTATTGAGCAATGGAACAGCCAAATAAGAGATCTAACAAAGGCTGCCAATGATGGTGCTGTTGAAATTGAAACTGGATTTGGCACACTCTTTACTAATCTTGAAACAAAAATTAATACAGAAATGCCAAATAAGGCCGTTACTCCATTTACTAATAAATTGGATGAAATTGTCACGGAAGCCAAAAACAAGTATGGATTAGTAGATGAAAATACTGGAATTATTGGTGCAACACTTCAATTAATTTCTGGCATTGGAGCAAAATTTGGTGGTGATACATCAATCAGTGAAAAATTCAATACAGGAGTACTGGGTGCTATAGATAGCACGATGTCTTCTTGGGCTAAAACAATGGTTGACATAACCGTTCCAAATCTTATGTCAAGCATTGGGACAGCCTTCTCAGAATTTACTGATGGTGAAGGACAATGGGCTAAGGCTGTTGAGGCAGGCTTGGCAGCCGTTACTTATGCATTTAATAGATCAATTGAAGAAATGAGAACAAAAGGTATTAAACTTACCGATGAACTCAAGACTTTAAGAAAGACATTTAACGAATTGGTTGGGAAAGAAGAAGGTGGCGCTGGAGGCGGTGGCGGTGGCACTGGAGGCGGTGGATTAGGTGATAGAACACCAGAGCAAGTTGCCGACTCTAGAAGACAGGCAAACCAAGGAAGTGCTAAATATATTGCTCTTAAAGATACAATAAAGGGTGTAATTGCTGGAACAACCAAGATAGGGGCAAGGGGTATTCGCGTCTCTTGGTTTGATGGTTCAAAACTTCACAATGCATCATATAATCAAACTCAATTAATGGTAGAGGCATTGGAAGAGGGTGTCCGTACTAAGGGTTTGAACAAGTCAATTATTGCAGCAGAACTTGGTTTGAAAGCTGGTGGAAGTACTGCTAAAGGATTGAACAATTACTATTTCCCAATTAAAAAATATTTTGGTGGAATGGTTCCAAAAATGGCTGTTGGCGGGTATGTTAATGGAGCAATGTCTCAATCAATCCCAGCATTGCTTCATGGCGGTGAATTTGTTATAAGTGCTGCTGCTGTCAATAAGATGGGCATTGGTGCCCTTGAATCAATTAATAATATGAGATTCAAAAATCCAGCAATGTCGCAGCCAAAAGTTGTTACAGAGAACTACTCAACACAGAATGTAAATATTTATGTTGATAACTTTATTGGTCAAGAGCAGTGGTTTGAATCAATGATGAAAGAATATAATGTTAAAGTTGTCCCAAGAAACCAAAAGGCTGCTGGTCTGGAGAATAGAGTTGTAAGAACTTATAATGGTATCAATAGAGGTATGTAATGCCAGATACATATATTATAAGTTTATTCTCAATTAATGGAACTGAAATTACAGAGCATAATAGAAGATATAGTGGTGGACAAACTATTAATGCATCAGATGTAGAATTAGATGCTGGTATTAATAAAAGATATATAAAGAAGAACAAAGAAAACTTCTCTATATCATTTTCTTACTTACCTAATTCTGCAAATAAAACCGTCGATGGCAGAGTCGCCAGAGATTTTCTTAAAACAGTTGCAGAAACTCCGGGTAAAAAGACGATACTTATAAAACTCTCTCCCGTTGATCCAGTCAAGACTCTTTTATCATATGTATCTTCTTATAATGAAACTCTTATTAAAAGAGAAGTTGATCAAGAATGTGCTTACTATGATGTAACTATTTCTTTTGAGGAAGCATAATGTCAAATCAATTTAGATTTAATATAAGCGAACCTTTTAAGAGTGGTATTGACTTTTTTGGTCTCCCTACAAATATAGTAGAAGCACAGGCATCATTATCAGCAGAATCTAATGTAACAGTATCTGCTATAGAGATTGCATTCGCATCATCTGCAAATTCAGTAGAAAGTAATGTTACTGCATCTGCTATTGAAATATTGTATGCAACAACTTCTATTGCAATTGACGGTGCAACAGTTGTTGTTTCTTTGGAAGAAGCATTAGCAAGATCCAATATAGCAATAACTTCCAATGCTCAAATTTCTGCTTATGAAATACAATATGCTTCATCTCAAGTAAATATTGATAGTTCTCTGACTGTTACTGCTCTTGAGATTAATTTTGCCAACTCAAGCATATCTATAGATTCTAATGTTTCAACCTCAACGTCTAAAGACGCATATGCAACATCAAACCCAAGCGGAAATTCAAATACATCAGTTTCTGCTATGGAAATATTGTACGCCCTGTCTTCAGTAGCGATAGATGGTGCTGTTGTAACAGTTTCTCTTGAAGAGGCTCTGGCTAGATCAAATATTTCTATTGATTCTAATGTCCAAGCAACTGCTTATGAAATCTTGCATGCTTCATCAACAGTGGCAATAACTTCAAATGTTGATACAACAGCACTAGAGATTTTGTTTGCCAATATTAGTATTGAAAGTGATACTAAGTTTAGCGTTAGAGGCACGGAGATATTGTTTGCAAATATCAACATTTCTCCTTCTGCTTCTGTATCAACTTCTGCTATTGAAATACTCTATGCTACAACATCTATTGCAATTGATGGTGCAACAATAGTTGTTTCACTGGAAGAGCAACTCGCAAGATCAAATGTATCTATTAATACATCTGTTCAAGTTTCTGCTTATGAAATTCAATATGCTTCTTCTTCTATATTAATTGACGGTGCGACAGTAACAGTTGCTCAAGAAACACTGTTTGCTTCTATAAGTATATCGATTGAATCAAGTGTTTCATCTAATTCAATGAAAGATGCATATGCTAATACATCTATTAGTGGAGATGTTTCTGCTTCCATCTTCGCTAGAGAAATTGTATTCTCTTCTTCTTCTATTGCAATTGATGGAGCAACTGTTACTGTTGCATTTGAAATATTGTTTAATTCAACATCAATATCGATAACATCAGATGTGCAATCTAGTGCTTACAAAATTGCATATGCAAGTGCAAATCTTGATTGTGATGGAGCAACGGTTACTCTTGCTCAAGAAATTCAATATGCTCAAATTAGCATATCACCTTCATGTAATACAACAACATCAGCAAGCAAGATTGCTTATGGTTCAATAGATGAAGGTGTTGGCGCACTTGGTGGTGACATAGAAGTAACCGCAATAAAGATTGCTTATTCTAATGCTTCTTTGTCGTGTGATGGTGCAACTGTAACTGTTGCTTTGGAAGAGGTGTATGCAAAGTGCGGTATAGCAATTTCATCCGATGTTTCTACAACAGCTTATGAAATTCAATATTTAAGTTCATCAATTAATATCAGTTCGTCTGCCATTACTGTTGCTGGCGAAGTCCAATACGGGTCTGCGACTGCTGAATCAACGTCATCGGTCACAACTTCTGGTACAAGAATGCAACTTGCATCTGTTGTTATCATAAGCATTTCTACGAATGTTGTTGTTGGAAAAGAAATTCTTTACGCAAAAATCTCTACTTCTGGTCTTAAAGCATCAGTTCTTACTACGGCCCTTAAATTCGCAGTCTCAGACATCGTTGATGATTCATTCTTTAAGACTTTGTACTTGCTTGATGGGAAGCCACTTACAAATCATGGAAGAAGATCCTCAACAGATGTTAATCAAGTATTTGTTGAAAATAGAAACTGGAATGCTCAAAAATCAAGATATTACAAAAAAGTATCTACTGCTGGGAGAAGGTCTTTTAATTTAAGTTGGTCAAATGTTCCTAATGCCCGATACGATACAGTAGATTATAGATATGCCAGAGATTACATCAAGAAGTTGGCTGAAGATCCAGATGTACATACTTTGACAATTTTAAATGATAATTCAAATGGTACAACGCCATATACAGAAACAACCTATAATGTATATATAAGAGATTATTCTGAGACTCTGGTTAGAAGAGACATATCTAATGATATATACTTATGGGAATGTAATTTATCATTGGAAGAGGCATAATGCAGACTACTGGTTTATATGGAAAAACATTATCAAATACATTTAATTCTGCTACTACTGCCTATGCACAAAAAGTAAAGCCTAGAGTTATTATTGATCTACTTGATAGTAGGCATTTAGATAATCTTACGGTTACCACAAATAGTGCTCATGGTAATACTTCAAAAGGCTCATACGGATACTATTTCTCTCCTAATCAATTGGTTAATGGAGTTGAAAGACAGTCATTTACTTGGGCTGTGACGGGCGCGAAAGATAATCGCGGTCAGGTTATAAAAGCAGATGGAAACTGGCACTGCATGCCATCTTCAATTGATAGAGGCTATGAGTTTGGATGGTCTTCTGCATCAATAAGCAATGCTAATACTCATGCAACATATTCATCTGAGTACGGATTTGCTACAGATCCATATGTAGAAATTCAATTCACACAGAGAAAAGTAAATAAGATAAGAATAATCACATCTGAATTTAGCGGTCAAATTGGTCATTATACAGTTGTTGCTTATAACCAAACGTATTCAGCTGTTCTAAATGAGGTTGGCTACATCCAGCCAGGAACTTATTATCAAGATCACTGGATTTCACCAGCGGTAGTATCACAAGATATTTATAGAATTCGTGTGACTATTCATACAACTAAAAATAAGCAAGACTATGCGAGAATCCAAGAAATTTGCCCCATCTATGAATATGATATAACAAATTATGTTATTGATTCAAGTCTTGATAGAGTTAGGGATATTCATGAATCAAGTTTGCCAATTGCTGGAAGCGGTTCTTCGACTTTATCAATAAATTTTGATAATACAGAGAAAGATTTTAATTTATTTAATTCAAATTCAACATTTGGTAAATATATGAAAAAAGATTTAAAAATTCATGTATATTACGGCTGGAGAATAAAAAAGACCGAAGATATATTATCTAACACAATATTAAAGGCAAATATAAATTCAAGCGCAGGAACTATAACTGTAGATGATACTAATATATTCCCAGACGGTGGAGCAAATAATTATTACACTATATTTATTGATAAAGATACTCAGTCAGAAGAAATTGTATTAATTAGTCAAAAAACAGATGACAAAAATCTTCAAGTATCACAAAGAGGTTATGGAGGCACTACAGCAAAAAGTCATACAACAGGAGCAACTGTTACTTTTGATCCATATGAATATGTATTCTTTGGGACATTTTATGTAGACGAATGGTCTGCTACCTCATCTTCAATGACAGCCAGCGTATCTGCTGCTGACTGGACTAAATTTATGAATGAGAAAACCATTGAGAATGGTTTCTTCATGCAAAATGTTACTGTTGGAAAAGCAGTTGAAAATTTGTTGATGGAAACAAACTTTCCAAAAGCTGATTATAAATATCTTAAGAAATTTGAGGATGGTGCTAAATTAAATAACGCAATTCTTCACATGGCTTTCAATGAACCAACTGTTGATAGAAGTGGAAATAATATCGTCCCGTCTACTGGACTTAGAGCAAGATTTTGGGCAATGCCTGAAAATAATTATGCTGGGGTAAAAGATATCTTAGCAGATGCAATAGATAAGCAATTATCACCGTTAGATCTTGCGCAGGGTTTAAAACCTTTTGTGTCACCTACATATAATGCTCTTACAAAAGATATATCAACAGCTGGATATTCAGTTGATATATCTAATTATTCTTTCACAGTAGGTAGTGATACTTATACTGAATACTTTAATGGTGTATTTGATGGATACTATATTCCAAAAGATGGCGGAACACAAGAAATAGTTATATATATTAAATTTGGCGGTGTAAGGGTTTATTTAGATGATACATTGATAATAGATGAATGGTTAATGCACCCTACTTCTGGCGGTTCTTTAACAAGAATCGGTTCTTCTGATTATTTAGGCTATGATTTAAATCTTGATGCTGGTGTCCCATATAAAATAAGAATTGAATTCTTTCATTCCTACGGTTCTTCTGGCAATGATCTCTTTAGTATTGAATTAGCAAAATCAGTAAATGGTGCAGCAGATGAAACAATACTGGATACAGAGTGTACAACAATTGTTGCGTTTGATTCGATAGGATCAAGAAATGCTGGATTTGCATCTGGAGTTAAAAATAGAAATCACCATAGAAATAATGGTATATATATAAATACCCCAGTGCTGGGATCGCCTACTGGTTTAGTATCAGATCCTAATAATAAAAGCGTTTCTTTGCAGAATAATTCTTATATAAGAATACCTAATGATATCTCTTGGAGACTGGCTAATACATCTTCTGCTAACTATACAAATGAATTTACTATAGAAGCATATGTCAAATTTAATAATGGAGTATTTGCTTCTGATGGTGAATATATAAGTTGTTTATCTTTGACAAGTGGTTTTGCATTATATGCAAATTCTTCTGGTCATGGATTTAAATTAAATGTTTCATCATATACTGCTAATATTTTTACAAATACAGCACTTTCAACAACTGAATTCACACATATTGTTGCTACAAACAAAGATGGAAATATTAAATACTATGTGAATGGCGAACTTAAAGCATCAGACAATGCAGGTTCTGGTAAAACGAACTGGTTATCCGATATTACAATTGGAGGGAAAGGGGCAAGTTTCGTTAATGGATCTGGAGAGAGTCCACCTGCAACATTCACTCCATTTATTATTGATGAATTTGCTATATACAATAGGGAACTTACAGAAGAACAAATTAAAACTAGATATACTGAAACACAGATGCAACCAATAACAGTTTTCCCATTTCTTTATGGAAATAACGAAACTGTTAAAAATATTGCTGACACAATTACGTTGGCTGACTTTGGTAGACTTTTTATAGACGAACAAAACTATGCTAAATATGAGCACTTCTATAGATTCTTTGAAACTTCAATTGATCAACATGCAAATGTTCAAGCATCAATAAGTGGTGACAGTAATATTATATCTGCCGATTACGCAGTCCAATTGCAAACAAATAAGGTTACTGTAAAAGTTGCTGGCTTAGCCTCAGTTGTAAATGGAACGCAATCTCTGTGGAGAGCAAATGATCCTACAATTCTTACAGTTGTAGAACTTATACAAAATATGTCAAACTCTCAGACATCAATGTATGTTGCTTCGACGGATGAACCGCCTTTCCCAAAGACTGGTTATCTTAAGATTGATAATGAAATAATTAAATATAACGATAAGAATTCAAACCAGTTTCTGTCCTTGGAAAGAGGTCAATTTGCAACAACTCCTGCTACCCATACTGCTAACACTAAAGTAAGAGAAGTAAGATACTTCGATGTGCAGTTTGATAAAGCTCCTGCTTATAACATAAAGTCTCCATTTATTACTGGAATTTTGTTTGAAGATCCAGCACAAATTGAAATACATAAGGCTGAATTTGGAGCATATGGTGGTGAACTTATAATTGCTGCTTCAAACAATATTGCTTCTGGTGAATATGTATTTGCGGAAGGAACAAACCCTCTGACAAATAAGGTTGCATTCACTTCTATTGCTGGAATACCTGTCGTAACAACGGAGCAGAATGATCAGGTAAAAGAGCAAAAAGCGGCACTAGATGTGAATATAAGAAGATACGGATTGAAGGATCTGGTCATTGAAAATCCATACATTGTTGATGCTGTTCATGCTCAGAAAATAGCAGATTTTATTATTTCTAAAATGGCAGAACCCGTGCCTATTTTGAATGTTCAAACAATGGCTCTACCTAAAATTCAACTGGGGGATAGAATAAGAATATCTTCATTGTCTTCTTTTGATATAATAAATGCAGACTATTGGGTTGTGTCTCACTCTCTTGGATTCGGTGACACATTGACACACACCCTTACTTTAAGGAAGGTTGTTTAATGGCTAGAAGTAGATCTTCAATAACAACTGGTACAACAGAAAATAATATTTATTTCTATCCAGCAGGAGGTCACTCTCACGATGGCCAAAATTCATCATTAATTGATGCAACAAAGTATTCTGTATATGATTTTAATTTTGGGTATATAAGTGATAATCCTGTCAGAAGACAGTTTCAAATAAATAGTTTTGAATCTCTTAAACAAGTAATTAGAGATACAGTTACAGATTCTGTTTTAGCACCAGCTGGTATTGTTCTCCAGCCTAATACTTTAAATGGAGCAACAATAATTGCTAGAACTATAGAAGCAACACAAATTGTTGCCAATAGCATAACAGCAAATGAACTTGTATCCAATATTATTCTTGTCAATAATACAATAAGAAGTTCTAACTATTCCGCTGGTTCTAATGGGTGGATTATTACTAATACAGGAACTGCTGAATTTAATAATGTTACAGTAAGAGGCACAATAATATCTTCTAACGGTACAATTGGTGGATTCACTCTTTCATCTAATACATTAAATGCTGGATCTGGCTCTGACCAGATAACAATTTCTACTGGTACCTATAATGCTAATTCAAACCCAGATGAAATAGTTATAGGTATTGGTGGACCATTGTCAAATGGCTATTCTTTACCTTTTGCTGTTAATTCAAGCGGTGTCTTATCTGTCGTCGCAGCAACAGTCGGACCTCTTCAATTAGATGCAACTGGTTTTACAAGTGAATATGCTAATGCTACTAATTATTTTAAATTACAAAACTTTGGTGATCTTTTAATAAGATCTAATCCATCAGTTGGTGTTCATACTAACCTATATCACCAAACACAAGTTGTTGGCGAATATGTTCTTATTCAAAGAACAAATAGTTCTTGGACTCCTTCTAATAGTGAAGTTTTTATTGGTTATTATGATAATACTAATAATCCACAAATATATTTAGCCAATAGTACTGGAACAATTAATTTCCAAGCATATGCTAACGGTACTGTAAATGGAACAAGTATAAATTTTGGTTCATCTACACGGCAGATGATAAATCTTTGGTCAACATCTTATGGTATAGGTATTCAAAATTCAACACAATACTTTAGATCTGGAGCAAGATTTTCTTGGTATACAGGTGGTTCTCATAGTGACACTGAAAATGATCCAGGTTCTGGTGGCACCAGATTGTTAACTCTTACAAGTGGTTCCTTAAGACTCTACAGTGGACAATTTGAATATTTTGATGGTTCCTATGTTAGAAGTAGATTAAATTTTAATTCGTTACTGTTTTTTTCGGTAACTGGAGCTCAAAAATCAGAATATGCTGTTGGTGGTTTTTATGTCGATTCTGGTTATGTTGTTGGTAACTTCTCTGTTGGAGGTACAAAAAGTTTTAGAATACAACATCCTTTATATGAAAACAAAATGCTTGTCCATGCTTCACTGGAAGGTCCAACAGCAGATGTTTTCTATAAAGGACAATCAAAATTAATAAATGGTGAAATAGAAATAATACTTCCAGAATATTTTGAAAGTCTTACAGACGAAAATCAAAGAATTGTTATGATTACGCCAATAGTAAATGACGCATCTCAGACGTTCATAGCGTTAGGTGTTAGTAAAATACAGAATGGAAAATTTAAAGTTTACAGTCAAGAAAATTCAATTAATCAAAATCAAGAATTTTATTGGATAGTTCAGGCTACAAGAAAAGATGTAGAAATGGAAGTCGAACCGTATAAAAATACTTATGATTTAAGAGCTTCTAATGTTGAAAATACTAACAATGGAGTATAATAGATAGATATGGCTTATGAAAACTACACCCCAGTAAGTTGGACAGATGGGACACCTATTACTGGTGACCGTCTCCAGCAAATGACTACAAATATTGAGCAAGTTAAAGATGCTACTGATGACAACCCAAAGGGTCTCATCAAGATAAAAACAATTACATCCAACTCAGCAGATTATAGTGATTTTTCAGAGAGAGAAGTTATCTCTTTAAAAGATGAATCTGGAACTGGTGGTGCTGATAATAGAGTAAGTGTTGATGTAAATAGATATTATAGAATTACTTTGAATTTCTCTGGTATTGCAATTAAAGAACCTGGAAATGAGGATTCAACATTTAATCTTAAAATTTGCTCTGGTACATTTGGTGGTGCTAATTCAACATTAGCAACATATAAAATTACCATTCCGCCATATACATATTTAAATTCAGCAAGCAATGCTACTCCAGTTATTGCTGATCATACTATCAAACAGTCGGCTTTTTATACAAGAGTTGGATCTGGCATGTATTCTGTTGTTGAAGTAACATCGACAGCGATTTCTAATGGTGAGTATTTTGTCTCTATTGGGAGAACTCAAGGTGCTTCAAACAATAGCCCTACAGCTTACTTTATTCAAGCTGCTGATGCTAAGTGCCAATTATATATTGAGGATATAGGCGGGGCTGTATAGTCCGTGAAACGCGCAACGCTTGCTTCAAAGCGTGAGGACGTAAAATGGTCTGATGCACCACTAACTGGTGCTGATAACCCCAATTATAACGGGGGTAAATATATTGATGATAAAGGATATGTAAGAGTTCTTCGGCCAGAGCATCCAAAGAATATTCGTGGCTATGCATATGAGCATAGACTTGTTATGGAAGCTTATATTGGCAGATACTTAGAACAATGGGAAACAGTCCATCATATTAATGAGATTAAAACAGACAATCGGATTGAGAATCTATTTCTATGTACTTTTGCAGAACATAGCGCTTTGCATAAAGAAGGTTATCGACCTAACGAAAAAACAAGAAATAAGATGAGAGATACTGTTAAGAAAACAAAACCTCATACTGTTAAGAGAAATGCGTCTAAAAGGATTAACATTGAAAAAAGATTCTGAAGAACCAGATTTCGAGACTCCTTGTGATAATATTGATGCCAACCAAGGAGTCCTAATGAAAATATGCGAGGCAGAAGGCTGTAATCAGTCTTTTGAGCCAAATACGGCAAATCAGAAATACGCAGACCCGAGTTGTAGAAAGAGTATCGATTCTCTGGGTTTGTGCAAGTATAGAAAAGAAAATGGAATGATAGAACTACCAGAAGACCCTCTGACAAATCAGAAGATCATGTCAGAATCAGAACTTAAAGTAAGTTATACAAAACTCATTCAGGAATATGAAAAACTGAAGTCAAAAGAAGATCATCTTGCAGATGCTGTTTACAGGGCTGTTAAAGATACTATTAATACTTCAAATTTAAAACATACACCAGTTGTCAAACCTACTTCTGATAAAAGAAAAGGCGGAGAAGAGGTTGCTGTGGCTGTCCTCGCTGACTGGCAGTTAGCAAAGATTACGCCAGATTATAATTCACTTGTTTGTGAGGAAAGAATTGATCGCTACGCAGACAAAGTAATTCAACTAACAAATATCCAACGTCAGGATCATCCTGTCAAACATGTGCATATTTGGTGTCTTGGAGACATTGTTGAAGGTGAACTTATATTCCCTGGTCAATCTTTCTTGATTGATGGTGGTCTTTATCGTCAGATTACTGTTGATGGACCAAGAATTATGAAGAACTTTATCACCAAGATGCTTGAGAATTTTGAAACAGTAACATTCGTTGGAGTTATTGGTAATCATGGTGCAATTGGTGGAAGAGGAAGAAGAGATCATGATCCTGAAACTAATGCTGACAGAATGCTTTACAGGATCATGCAGCTTGTGTTTGAAAAAGAAAAGAGAATCAAGTTTATCATTCCAGATGGTCGCGGTGAAAGAAATTGGTATGGGATTGATACAATTGGAAACTACAAGTCACTCCTGATTCACGGAGACCAATTTGGCAGTCTTTCAACATTCTATTCTTTCCAGAAGAAAGTTTATGGCTGGAAAGTTGGGGCTATTCAGGAACATTTTGATGATGTTTATTGTGGTCACTTCCACACACCTACTAAGATGACATTCAATACTGTTCAGTTTAGAATTTCAGGTAGCCCAGAATCTACAAACACTTATGCAATGGAGAGCCTTGCTGCTGTAGGCAGGCCTTCACAGCCTTTGATGTTTGTTCATCCCGAAAAAGGGATTGTCACAGCAGAATATAACTGCTGGCTTGACTAGGAGGAATAATGGATAAGTTAATTAAAGATATTATTGAAAGAGCAATTTGGACAGCCGTTCAGACATTTGCTGCTGTTTATACCGTTGGAGGTATTGATGAAGTGAAGTCTGCTGGTACTGCTGCTGTTGCTGCCGGAATTAGCGTTATCAAGGGTTTTGCTGCTACAAAAATTGGCGACCCAAAGAGCGCTTCAACATTGAAGTAATCTAGTAGAAAGAATTACAGGTGAACTTTCGCTTTAAATGCAAAAGATGCGGAGGCTTAAAGTTTATTGGTGAGGAGTACTACGCATTTGGCATATATTACGTTGACGTAACGTGTGTCAAATGCGCAGACTCTAAAGATATTGCAGTATCTGAACTTAATAAACTTATAGATAAACTCAGTAAGAAAAAGGTAAAAAATGCTGAGCAAGAACATCGTTCTAAATAAGTTTTATAAATATGCAGGTACGATTGTCAAGGTAAAAAAGTTTAGCAAAAGTCGTAATAAAATTGTTGTTGAGCGCCTAGACAACGGCGAGCAAGTCTTGCTACCATATCAGCAGAATGAATTGCTTCTGTGTCGGATCTATACTGTTGGTGAAGTTGCCAAAATTGTAGAGAGAAGACCAGATACTTTGCGTAAGTATGAAAAAAAAGGTCTTATAGCATCACCAAGTAAATTTGGTGATGTCTATAATGGATACAAAAACTGGAGATACTATGAGGAAAACGATGTGTATGAAATGGTTGAATTTTTCAACACTAGGGTTCCTGGTAGACCAGTTAAAGAAGAGAATGTCTCTTCTAAAATAAAAACCTTATCACAAAAAGTCAAACTAACATTTGAAGGAAAATGATGACAACTAAGAATAGTAACGAAGTAGAAATCTGGGCATCAGTTGGTATTACCAAAAATCTTGGTAATTACGAATCACTGAGACTTGATGCTGGTGCAAGAACAAAGGCTTCCTCTTTGGAAGATGAAGAAGCTTGGAAAAAACTCTGGGAATCGATTGATTCGCAGATTGAAGCCAAACTTCAGGAACTTGACGGTGAAATTCAAAAGTAACTGGAAAGATTTCGCGCTCTGCTCGTCTAGTCATCCTACAAATTATTGGTTCTCTTCTAAGAAAGAAGATATTGATATTGCAAAGTCTATTTGTGCAAAATGCACAGTAAGACTTGAATGCTTTTTTACAGCATGGGATAATGACAGCCATTATGGTGTGTACGGCGGTGTCAGCGAATACGAATATCTTCTGTTAACATGGAAGGAGGCAAAAAGTGAGTCAGAAGATAACAGGGACAGAACTGATAAATGTCTTCAAAAAATGTTGCGACACATCGCATAAATTATTTATACCAGACTCACCTCGTCAAGAATCTGTTGCAGATGCTCTTGTAGAACACTACAATGCAGATATCATTACACAAGCAGTAAAGAGATATGTTGCCAGCAAACCTGGCCCTTTTCTTGTATTTGATTTTGCTGTTGATTCAAGGACATACGTTGAGATAGTGAAAAAAGAGCAAGCATCAGTTAATAAATTTAAAGATATCGTACAGGAAACAAAGAAGAGATTGGCTGAGGAATGAACTACGAAGTAAGGCTTTTGAACTCTATTATTGATAGCGGTTCATATGTAGAAGCCGTTAACGGTGGTGCTGAAAATGTATTCATAGAACACCGTGATATATGGAACTTCATTGTGTCTCACTATGATTCACACTCAAAAGTTCCATCCAAGGAAACTGTAAAGCAACACCATCCAGAATTTGAGTTTCTTTCTACACCAGAGCCTATTGGCTATTATCTAGATGAGGCAAAGAAAGAATCACTTTCTTATCAAACAAGAGTTATCGTATCAAAAGCCAATTCTCTACTTAATGAAATTGGTCCAAAAGATGCTCTTAACTTCTTGATGGAAAATACATCAAGGCTTTATAAGTATTCAAGCAACTTAAAAGATACAGATCTTGTCGGTGAATGGAAAGACCGTTTTGTAGATCTTCAAGAAAGATCTCTACGAGATAAAAATGAATTGCAAGGAATTCCTAGCGGTATCAAGGTAATTGATAAATCATTTGGCGGTTGGCAACCGGGAGACTTTGTTGTTCTACTTGGCTGGACTGGCGTTGGTAAATCATTCATTGCCAGACTCTTTGCAGTTAACGCTTGGAAGGCTGGCTACAGACCTTTGATTATCTCTCTTGAGATGAATAAGTTACAGGAAGGACAGCGCCTTGATACCCTGCTTAATAACGGCGAGGGGCATTTTACAAATACAGACTTGGTAAGAGCCAACCCCGCTGTTGTAAAAAGTTATGAGTCATGGGCTGAAAGAACTTTTGCAGGTAAACATTCAATTCATCTTGTTACATCTGAGGGTCTTGAAACTGCTGACCAAAACATGGTTCAGGCAAAGATTGACCAATATCATCCAGACCTAGTGATTCTTGATTATCATGGCTTATTTGATGATGCAAGCGGTGCTAGAAATGAAACAGAAAAAGCAAAGAACCTTTCGAAAGCTTTTAAGCGTATGGCTGTTAAAAATGGTGTTCCCATCATTGACGTAGCAGCAGTAACGATGAGTGAAGGTCATTCTGAAAGACCGCCCGAACTTGAAGAGGTTGCTTGGAGTAAGCAGTTGGCTTACGATGCCGACTTAGTGCTTGCTATTCACCGTGAATATAACTCTGATTTATTTCAGGTTGTATCTAGAAAAGTTAGAAGATCTACACAATTCGGTTTCTACTTAAGGTGGAATCTTGAGACAGGAAAGTGGTCAGAAGAATGGGACATCTAAAAAGAAAATCAATTTCTGGGGAAGCAAAGGATATCGAAACTATTGTACGATTGAGACCTTGGATTGAAGATGAATCAAGGAAAATGTACGGAAGTTTTACCAAGACAGATTTGATTACAGATTATGATGCTAAAGCAGATATATTCAAGTTCAAACTTATATTTCATCAGTAATATGGAAGAAGAAATTCGTGAACTTTTTAATAGTCACGGTATAGAAATTTGCTCTGAAGCAGGCGATGAGTTAAATATCTATTGTCCTTTCCATAAAAATATCCACAGTCCAGCATTTTATGTAAACAAGAAAACTGGTTTGTGGCAATGCTTTAATCCATCTTGCGGAGAAAAGGGAAACTTTAGGAGGCTGTACCGACAGATTGCTGGCAAGCCTTACCATAAAGATTCTAAACTAGATCCTGTTGCTCTATCTAAAGAAATTGATGCAGGTTTTCGTAAAAATGAGATTAAAGATGAACTTGATATTGATTCAATCTTTATTGATTATTCAGATCATGAACAGTTTGGGAAAATGTCAACATTTACGTCTAGGGGCTTAAGTGTTGAGACAATGAAGTATTTTGAATTGGGTTTCTCTAAAGTTAAAAATAGAATTGTCATTCCAGTTAGAAATCATCATTATAAAGTAGTTGGTTTCATTGGTAGAGCAATTACAGCAGACCAAGAACCTAGATATTTATATAATAAAGGCTTCAAGCGTGCCAATGTCTTATTTAACATTCAGAATGCAAAAGCATACCCATCATGTATAATTGTAGAAGGCAGTGTTGATGCAATGATGGTTCACCAAGCTGGTTTCCCAAATGTAGTGGCAACTCTTGGTGCTCAAGTATCAGAGTATCAAATTAAATTAATCAAAAAATATTTTGATGAGGTCATCATCTTTTCAGACAACGATGAGGCTGGAATGGCGATGGCTACTGCTATAATGAACTCTTGCCTAGGTAAAAAGATATCTGTGGCAAAAATCCCTGACGGTAAAAAAGACCCAGGGGAGATGAGTAAAGAAGAAATAACAAATTCAATTAACAACAAAACACAAACAATATAGGAGATAACATGGCATTTCAATCAATTAAAACATTAAAAGACTTAGAAAAGAACGTAGTTCAGGCACCAAAAAGCGGTGGTAATGCGGTTAAGAAGTATTTCAGCCTTTCTGCTGGAGATTCCTACCGTATTCGTTTCCGTCAGGAGTTGACTGAAGATTCAAAGTTCTACGACGAGAAACTGGGCACTGGAATTACTGTCCCAGTTATTACATCACCGATTAACTGGAAGTGGCGAGTTGCGTCAACTGCTGGACTTGAGAAGTTCAATTACCGTTGTTGGGCAACAGAGCAGTCTGTTACGGATAAGGGCTGGAGACCAAAGCCTCACTTGTTGATCAACATTGCTGTTGAGACAGAGCCGGGAACTTGGGAAGCCCGTGTCCTTGACACTACATTTAATCAGCGTCATATCGGTCTTTTGTTGATTGAATACGCAAAGGAATTTGGAACAATTACAGATCGTTATTACAAGTATTCTCGTACTGGTACTGGTGCATCTGACACAAACTACAGCCTTATCCCTCTTGAAAAGGCTGAAATGCCCAAGACCATTGAAGAGCTTCCTCTTCATGATCTTGAGAGCATGTATTTGACTCTTCCTTATGAGAAGCAGCAAATTTTCTTGACTACTGGCGAACTTGCAAAAGACCAGTGGTGATTCTGTAAGCAAGGCGGGGGTGTAAAAACCCCCGCCTTCTACTGAAAGGTTCTAATGACAAAACATAGACCGCTTGTTTTTAAACTAGATGGCGTTGTCAGAGACTTTGTTAAAAATTTAAATATCCAACTTGAGAAGCGCGATCTTATTAATTATGATTACGCTGACTGGTACATGTATAACAAGTACGACAAGAATTGTGATGAGATAGCAAATAATCCAATTTTTTGGAAAAATCTCCATCCATTTGATGACGCTTGGTATCAAATAAATTACTACTTCAATCAGTCGGTACCAGTTTTTATTCTATCCGATGGATACAATATTGAAAAAGATGAACAATGGCTAGATTCTTGGAGAATTCAATACGATAAAGTCATATCTACTAGATATGATTACATTGATGAATTAAAACAAATAAATCCGAGCCTAATTATTCATGACATTCCAGATAAGATAAATCTCTACCGCTCAGAAGGTCTTAATGGAATATTGCGGAGAGCATGGTACAATCGCGATAAAAGAGACAGTATCCCCAATATCGGAAATTTCTTTGACATAAAGGTTATTAATGACTGATTTTGTTCACTTACATTGCCATTCGGAATATTCACTTCTGGATGGAATGTCAACTCCAGAAGATATTGCCAAGGTTTCAAGCACTAATGGTCAATACGCTGCTGCTATTACAGATCATGGCACAATGGGCGGTGTTCTTAAGTTTCAAGATGCTTGTTCTAAGCACGGTGTTAAGCCATTGTTTGGTGTTGAAGCATATTTTGTACCATCAGTAGGCAAAGATGATTCTGGTAAGCACGAAAGATTTCATCTTATTCTGTTGGCTAAAACAGATGAGGGTCTTAAGAAATTATTCAAGGCTTCAAAAATAGGTTGGACTGACAATTTTTATTACAAACCAAGAATTGATTTTAATCTTTTAGAGGAGATGGTTGATAATGATATTATTGCATTATCTGGCTGTATGGGGAGCGCCATATCTAAAGCAATTGACGCTGGAGACATGGCTAGAGCAGAGCAGTTATCAGAGCGCTTCATAAAGATATTTAAAGACGACTTTTACTATGAAGTGCAGGCTTGGAATCATAAGCATATTAATGATGGCCTGATTAAGCTTGCAAATGCTTTTGACAAAAAGATTGTTGCAACTGCTGATTGCCATTTTCCTACATATGAAGATCGTGGCTGTGAAGAAGTTCTTCTTATGGTTTCTCAGTATTCAAGCCTTAATGCTGCTGAATTAAGATATGCAAGAGAAAAGTCTCCTATCATTAATCAAACTGATGACATCATTCTTAAGATGAATGAGATGTATCCACATCGTCATCTTCGTTTTGATGAAATTAACCCATATGTAGCAGACGCTAATACTATTGCATCATGGTTCAAAGATGCTGGGTATGACAGATTAGACATATTAGAAAATACTGTTGAAGTAGCAGATAAATGCACAGCAAAACTCCCTAAGAAGAGAAACCTACTGCCTAAGTATTCTAAAGTTCTTGATTCAAATGATTATTTAAGAGAGTTGGCTGAGTTTTCAATTAAGCAAAAGGGTCTTGACCAAAAGTATCAAGATCGTCTTGATGAAGAACTTGCGATTATTAAACAACTTGGTTTTGCTGACTATTTCCTAATCGTATGGGATCTTATTAAATGGGCAGACGATAACAACATCGGTAGAGGAACTGGGCGAGGTTCTGTTGGTGGTAGCGTATTGGCATACCTGCTAGATATTTCAAAAGTAGACCCTCTGGAATACAATCTTCTCTTTGCCAGATTTATTAACCCAGATAGAAATGACTACCCAGATATTGACCTTGACTTTGAAGATAAAAGAAGAATTGAAGTTAGGAATTATCTTCGTGAAAGATGGGGTAATGAAAATGTAGCAGCAATTTCAACGTATGGAGAATTTAAGCCAAAGTCCGTTATTAAAGACGTATCTCGGGTTTATCAAGTGCCATATGAAGAAATTAATAACATCACCCCATATTTTGAAACACTGCAAGAATTGTCAGAAACACCCAAGGGGAAAACGTTCTGCACCAAATACCCAGACATTCCTAAGATTGCAAAGAAACTTGAAGGTCGAATTAGGAATGCCGGAATTCATGCTGCTGGTATGGTTGTGTCATCTGTTCCTTTATATGAGGTCTGCCCAGTAGAGACAAGAAAAGATACAAATAATGACCAACGTGCGGTTGTTACTGCTTTTGACATGGAAGATGCTGAAGCAGTTGGTCTTATTAAAATTGACGTTCTTGGCTTGAAGACTGTTTCTGTAATCAAAGATTGCATAGCCAAGATTAAACAGACTAAGGGTATTGATGTAACAGAACAGTCATTGCAGTTAAACGATCCTGAAGTTTTTAGAAACTTCAATGATGGTAATACTGTCGGTGTGTTCCAAGCAGATGCTGCTGCTTATAGAAACCTAATTGACAGAATGGGAATTGATAACTTTAATGACCTAGTTGTTAGCAACGCCCTTGTTCGTCCTGGTGCTTTGCTTTCTCAAGGTCAAAGGTATATTGATTGCAAAAAAGGTGTTGCAAAGCCAAAATATCCTCATGACATTGTTAAAGATGTTTTACATGAGACTTATGGTACAGTCATCTTTCAGGAACAACTCATGCAAATGGCTGTTCTTTTGGCTGACTTTACATGGTCAGAAGCAGATAAGCTTCGTAAGATCATTGGTAAGAAGAGAGATGCTGCTGGCTTTGATGAGTTTAAAGAGAAGTTCGTAAACAATAGGTACATCTCAAGAGATGTTGCTGAGAAAATCTGGGGTGAATTTGAGTTAGCAGCATTGTATATGTTTAACAAATCACATGCTGTCGCATATTCAATGCTTTCATATCAGACTATGTGGCTAAAGATTAACTATCCCCTTGAGTTTGCTTGGTCACTTCTTTTCAATGAGTCCGCTACCGATAAGATTACAGCCTATTTAATGGAGGCTCAGCGTCTTGGAATTTCTATCCTGCCACCAGATGTGAATCGATCAGAAGAACTCTTTACAACGGAAATTACGGGCGAATCAGAGGCAATTAGATTTGGTCTGACGAACGTGGCAGGCTGTGGTTCTATGGCTATTGCTGAAATTATAGGCAAGAGACCTTTCAATTCATTTGATGAATTTAATAATAAGTGTAGAAAATCTGCTGTAAGAGTTAATGTTCGTGAGAACTTAGAGAAGATTGGCGCTTTTAAGAGCCTTGGTCACGTTTCAACATACGACCATGAAAGATACTATCTACCAATTTTAGGTTTCTCAATTAAGAATTCTCTTGATAAGAATGAAATGGATCATTTTGTTGGTGACATTGGAGAGTTCCACGAAATCAATTCACCGTTGACATTGGTAAAAGCAATTGTCAGATCTACAAAAAAGACACCAAGTCATCTAAGAATAGAATTCGAAGATCATTCTGGCTCAACTACAGTTTTTGCAGATAGAAATACAGAATTGGCTACAAGAGATTATGTGTATGCCTTGATTGGGGATAAAACCCTCCACGCATTTTGTGACGGTTATGAATATGCTGGGTCGGAACTTTATGACTTCATCATGCTTATGAATCAAGGTAAGAATCATAAATATTCATGGCTATATGAGCATGAACTTGGCCTAGTTGGAGATCCTAAGACAATGATGTATATCTTGTCTATGAGAACATTTATCACTTCATCTGGAAAAGAAATGGCGAATATATATTGCTGGGATGGTAATTCAATATTCAAAGTCGTCATCTTTACAGCAGCATGGAAGAAGGTAAAGAGTTTAATAAAGGAGAAGGAGTGGTATGCAGTACGTCTGGAAAAAATTAAAGATAAAAATGCACTTGTCCGTCTTGACTCGTATAAACTAGAGAACGACACGGCAATAATCAGAATTGAAGATTACATAACAAGAAAAGGATTGAAAGAATATGTTAATAATTGATAAAAGAAAAGGTGAATTGATGCCAGTTCACCAGACAATTCCTACGCCAAGCATTGGACTCAATAGAGCTCTTGGCGGTGGACTGAACACTGGGGCTACTCATTTATTCTGGGGCACACCGTCTGTTGGTAAAACAACCATGTGTTTTAGAATTATTGCTGAGGCGCAACGAATGGGATATCGGCCTGTAATCGTTGATTCCGAGTTTTCTTACAGTGACACATATGCTGAAAAATGCGGTGTTAATACTGCTGATGTTGTTGTCGTACAGTCAACAGTCGTTGAAGACATTATGAAAGCCATCATGGGGTATCTGATTCACCCAGATGAAAAGCATATCTTCTTGTTTGACTCTCTTTCTAATATTATTAAGGAAGAGTTTTATGATAAGCCAGAGGGTGGAAAAGCAATGGGTTTGCAAGCCAGATCTCAAGGCTATCTGTTACAAAAACTTGTAAACCATCTTCATAAAGAAAAGAATATAATGCTTTTTGTTGCTCATCAAACAGTTGATTTGAGTGGTATGTACGCTGTTACTAAGGCAAAGATGGGCAATACTGTTCATCATAATATGCATAATATTGTTAAGTTGTTTTTGTCAATGTCTTCAAAAGAGATGGAACGCGATGACACCCATACAATCACATCTCAAAGAGCAGTTTGGACTATTGAAAAGACAAAGCAAATTCCAACAATTGGCGCTTCTGGGTATTATTATGTTCTTCCACAAGAGGGTCGTATTGATACAGACCGTGAATTGATTGATATTGCTGTTGAAATGGATATTATTAAGCGTAGAGGTGCATGGTATTCATATGGCGAAAGTAAATGGAACGGGATTACGGCGATTGATCTTTCTGATGATGAAAGAAAAGAAATATCGGAGTTAATTCTTGGCTGATATGATTTTTTCTGTTCATACCGACCAGCATATTAAAAATGCTGGCGGTGTGTTCGGTTATTCATATGGCTATGACCGTATAAAAAAACATTTTAATGAATTTGTATATCGGAAAAAGACACTAGAAGTTGTTGAAAATTCACCATTTGCAAAAGTTCAAATGTTTTATATGGAACCAGAATGGTATGACTTGAGAAGTATGAAGAATCTCAGGTCTCCAGATTTTCAAAAGCATCATGATCATCAATACAAAATAATAGGTACACATTTGGAAGCAGATGTTGTTTGGAGTCATTGGATTGATACCATGAATTCTGTTGATGAAATATGGGTTGGAAATGATTTTGCAAAAAATGCGGTATTAAATTCTGGTATTACAACACCAACATATGTTTTTGAGCACGGTATCGATTCAATGTGGAAACCTAGAAAAAGGGGTCAAAATAAGAAGATAAAGTTCTTGCACGTTGACTCTGGAAGCCCCAGAAAGAGGGCTGATCTGGTTGAGAGGGCTTTTCTAACCTTATTTGCGAATAATCCCCATGTGGAATTGACTTTAAAATACCATTCCCATGAAGCACCTACTTCTTATAGTGTAATGAAATTATTTGTAGAAGAACACGAGAATATAAAAAAGATATATAAGACAGTTTCTCAGGAAGAAATGGTCCAACTTTTTTATGATCACGATGTATTGGTATATCCATCAGAAGGAGAGGGTTTTGGATTTATACCATTACAAGCTCTGTGCACTGGCATGCCAGTTATAAGCACTGGAAGATGGTGTTCGTATGAGAAATATTTGGGACAAAACATAATAGATTCAAAAATGGGTAGAACAACATACACTGGATATTTTGAAGGCAACGTTGTTCTTGCTGACTTTGATTCTCTAGTTGATCATATGAGAAATGTCTATGAAAATATAGATTCTCAATGTGACTATTTCTTTAATCAGTCAACAGAAGTATATGAAGAATACAACTGGACTAATAGAGTCAAATATTTTATGAATTCTTTTGTAAAAAGAGTAGGCTCTGCATTACTCCGACCTCTTGAAGAAGATCAT